CCGCGTGAACCCTTTTCCTCGCAAAAAAATCTGTTTCAAAACTTTTGGACATTTTTCGCAGGACGAAGAAATTCTGTTTAAACCGGATATTTAAACGGATTAACTCGAATGTGATTTTTATCAAAAACCTAGAATTCTCAAGGCTTTTTAAAAAGCAAATAAAATAGAAAGTTTAAAAATGTATAGAAGTTTTACTGGTAAAAAGAGAAACAAGCTTTATCATTCAGCGAGATGGCTGGGTTTTGCAGAAGCTGTAAGAGTCAAACAGCTTTATCTTTGCTATTATTGCGGAAGGCCGAATTCTAAAATAGTTGACCACACAGTGCCTGTGGAAGTCGCTCCAGAAGCAAAGTTTGATAGAGACAATGTAAAAGTCGTATGCTATAGGTGTCACCGTTTAAAAACGAACTGGGAACATTTGCATTACGGCACAGGTCAATACAACGAACTGAAACCAAACGCTGAACGGCTATCAGCAGAAGAAGTTAAAGAAGAACTAAAGAAGATACAGAAGAAGAAAGCTTTAAACGCTTTATCTATGTTTTGAAAGGGGTGAAAAAGAATGGCAATGTATGCACCACGTTTTTTAACGAAATACGGACAAGAACTTTGGAAAATCAAATATAACGATATCAAAGGAACTCCAGCTGAAAAAAATATTGATGTATTACAATACATAGAGTTATACGTGATGGCAGTCGAAAACATTCGAAGAGCTTACAGGGAAATTAAGTCAGAAGATATTCAAAAGAAGAACAAGACAGAAAACGGAATTTCATATGTTAAAAATCCTGCGCTTATTACTCTGAAAGACAGTCAGAAGCAATTAAGAGACGCTATAGAGTTTCTGGAAACGCATTCTAACGTGTCTGTAGATGAAGAGGCTGATATCAATGCTTTCCTTTAATAAAGAAGTCTTTGATGAAGTTGTTGCTTCTTGTGATTTTACAGAGATTGAGAAGAAGTACACAGACCCCGCGACTGTCTATGCACTTGATACTGTATACGGCCGGCGGTTGAATGGCTACATGATGAAAGCAGCCATGTTGAGGCACTTGCTTGAATTGCAAGAGAGCGAGAAAGACGATTATCCGTTTTATTTCGATAAAAAGGAAATAACACGTTTGACCCGTTTCATGGATATCTTTCCTGATATTGAAAATCTCAACCAGAAGATGCCTTTTATCGACTTCCAGCGTATGATTTTGATTTTGGCTAACTGCTGGAAAGACAAGAAAGACGACAATCTAAGATTTAATAAAATTATTTTGTCAATGGGACGAACAAATTCCAAGTCACTCTTAGCGAGTGTGCAACTCGATTACGACTTTCTTATCAAGTCTCACGGTCTCAGTTCTCAGGATTTCTTAGCCGCGGCTATCGACAACAGCCAGACGAGAAAGCTTTATGGTTATATCGCTTCAACACTTAGGGCGCTGTATAGCAAGGCTCCTTTTGCCAAGATTGCTAAACAGAAACTCATCAGAGTCCTAGCGACTGAAACAAAGAATTTTGCAGATAATAATATTATTGAACAAAAATCCTTTAACTCAGGTACTTTCGACTCAAAGCACTACAAGACGGCTATTGCTGATGAAGTGGGAGAACTCAAGGACAATGAAGGTCTTGGAAAAATCAAATCTGGTCAAGTGCAGACCAAGGACAGCAAAATCTTTGAGATAAGCACGAGCTACAAAGATCCGACGGTTCCTTTTAAAAAAGAGCAGGACGAAACATTAAAAGCTATTGAAGATGGCAATACAGAGCTTCAAAGGACGCTACTACTGGTCTTCGCTCAAGATGATAAAGGTGAGTACAAGAACCCAGCGACTTGGATAAAATCTAATCCTTTATTAGACTCTTCCAAGGGTGAAATGCTCTTGAAGAACTTGATAGACGATAGAGATGAGAAACTAGCCCTTGGTAATCTAGATGAGTTTTTGGTCAAGAACCTGAATTTGTGGCTCAACGCCAAAGAAAACAAATTCCTTGAGTTGAAAGAGATTGAAGAAGCGACCGTAGATAATAAGAAAGCAAAGCGTATCAAAGACAATGCTAGAGATTACTATCAAGGTATTGACTATTCGATAGCGAGTGACAATACAGCAATTGGATATGTGTTTCCTTACGAAGAGAACGGCAAACAGAAATTCCACTTATCGCAGTTTAGTTTCATCCCTTGGGAGCAGCAAGGCTCTATTGAAGCTAAGAGCAAGAGAGATGGCATTAATTACCAAGCAGAAGACGTGAAGCCTTATGCAAAAGTTACGAGTCACGAGTTAGGACTAATCAATCCAGATGAAGTATTTAATTTCTTACTAGATGATTTTGACAGCAGAAAATCAAACGGTCAAAATTTGGTGTTCTTCGGCTATGACTCTTACGGTCTGACTAAGGTAGTCAAGGCAATTGAGTCTAACGCTAAGTTTAACAGCTTTGCTATTAAACAAACAGCTAGCGAGCTATCGCCAGCGATTGACTTTTTGAGACGGGGCTTTAAAGAATGTACGATAACAATTGATGACGACCCGATTTTAAAAAAGGCTTTGGTCAATGCTGAAGTTGGCAGTAACAATTACGGTCTGTATATCGACAAGGCAAAAGCTAGCTTTAAGATTGACTCAGTAGACGCAATAGTAGACGCTATGTATCAAGCTATGTATCATTTCGACGGATTAGGAATGGCTAGCAAGCAAACAGCTTATGACAAGCTATCAGATGATGAGTTTTTGGATTACTATCTCAATCCAGAAAACGGATATATATAATTGCCTTCGAGTGGTCGCTCGTATCCGGCTATACTCGTAAAAAACTAATAGTTCTAATCAAGTAACGGGACTTGAAGAACGAAATTTTGCACAACAGGGTTGAGTGCAACAGCCAGATAATAGCTTTTAGGCTGGCAACAGCAAGGCGAGAGGCGCTTATCAGGGTTCAAATCCTTGACTTGCTTTAAAAAGGAGAAAAATATGAGTATCTTTGATATCTTTAAGAATAAAGACCCAGTGAATATTTGGGAAAACGACAAGACGCAGTTTGATTTTACGTCGGCATTTGCATTGACGACACGGACGCCAATTAAAGATGACAGCGACTTATTTGCTGTAATCAATAAGCTATCAAATGACTTATCAAGTCATCAGATGACAAGTGCTAATGTGATGACTAACGCGTTACTTCAAACGCCAAGCCAAATTGTTTCGCCAAAAGCTTTTTACAAGGCAATATATGCCTCACTTTTGCTATATGGTGAAAGCTTTGTATATATTTACAGAGACTCAAAAGGCAAAGCGATATCCTTTGAAGTTTTACGGAACGAAAACGTGAATTACAATCAAAATGATTACAGCGTAAACGGGCTCAAATATAACGTAACTTTTGACGACTCTCGTTTAGGAACGGTCCGAGAAGTCCCGCAGAGCAATATACTGCATTTTAAAATGTTGACTTTGAACGGCAGGGAAGTAATCAGGCCCCTAGACGCTCTAAAAGCAGATTTAGAACTTAAACAGAAGCTATATACATTTGCTAGCGAAAGTCTAAGCCATGCTATCAAACTTGACGGTAATCTTAAAATTTTACGTGACGGCTTAATTCCGGGCACAGCTAAGACTGCCAGAGCTAAAAAAATCAAAAATGATACAGGCGCTAACGTGCTAGTTACTGACTCAGCAGAAGAGTTTGAGGCAATCAAACAAACGGATGAAGCCAGTCAGCTAATTAGTCAGCTGAACTGGACTACAGAACAGATTGCGAAAGTCTATGATGTGCCTTCCGATTTCGTCGGCGGTCGCGGGGACCAGCAATCAAACGCCGAGCAAGTACAAGAACGCTATGACAGAGCGCTCAAAAAGTATCTTGATATACTAGCAGACGAATTAAGTTTTAAACTGAAAGAGGTGATTACTTATTGACAGTCATTGATATACACGGTACTTTAATCTCGCGAGATAATGAAGCTAGCATGCTGTTAGGCGGGATTACTGATTACACTATCGCGGAAGATATCATCAGCGATATCAGGAACAGTGAAGATGATATTACGCTGATTTTGAACTCTGGTGGTGGCTCTTATTTTGCGGGAGCTGAGATATACAGCGAGCTAAAAGCAAGTAATCAGAAATCTACTGCTTACATAGCAAGCTTAGCGGGTTCTGCTTCTGCTATTTTGGCAATGGGAGCGACTAAGCGGGTGATTAGTGAGTCTGCACAGCTGATGTTTCATCAGTCAGCGATTGGAGCCTTTGGCAAGTCGCAAGACTTGAAAGAAGTCTCACAAATGCTTGATAGTATAGACGCAGGAATTGCAGAGGTGCTAACAGCCAACAGCTCGCTGACTAAAAATGAAGCTAAAGATTTTATTTCAACTGATAATTTCGTCGATGCGCAAAGAGCGTTAGATTTAAAACTAGTTGACGAAATCGGCTCTGTTAAAGTTAACGCAGAAGCGCAAGGCGAGAAAGAGATTGAGTTAAAACCGCAAGACGCAGAGCCACAGGCTCAAAATGTTTTGAATTTTTTGGGAAAGGAGTTGTCTGAAAACGATATGGAAGAATTCTTAAAAGCTATTGAAGGAATTTCTGAAAAGCTTGACGCGATTACTGAGCTTTTAGAAAAGAACAGTGACGACGAGCAAAACGAAAATCCTGATGAAGCTAAGAAATCTGATGAAGACAACAAAGTACAGTCAGACTCAGATGATGATGATGATGACGCAGTAGATAAAGCGAAAAACGACGATAGCGACGATGTTGTCGATAACGCTTTTGCTAAGGCGCAGTTAATCCAAAATGCTTTACGTAAAAAACTTTAAAAAACAGAAAAGAGGAAATGATGGATAAACAAACAATTATTGCTTTAAATAATTCAACTAAGCAATCGTTAGAACTTGCTGAAAAAGCTCTTAATTCAGCAAAAACAGAAACAGACGTGTTAGAGGCTAAGAAAGCTTATGACTCAGCACTTGCAGAACGTGAACAGGTAGTTAATCAAATCGTTGATTTTGGACTTTCTGCTTCAGACCCTGCAGAAGCCAAAAAGATAGAAGCTTTGAATGACTTAGGAAAAATTAAAAAAGCTCTTAAAACTCAAAATTTCGTACAAAATGATATTGGAACAACAGTGACCACTCCGACCGGTCAAAAGGCAGCACTGCCAGAATACATTTCAACTAAAATCATTGAACGCGTTCGTGATTATACGCAACTGTCAAAACTAATGACAGTCGTCAACGTATCTCAAGAAGCAGGACATGAAGCGATTGAACCAGCTAGTGCAGTGAGCGCACTTGGTGTGATTACTCCTGGTCAACCTGTGCCAGACCAAAAAGTAGCAGACTTAATCCAACTTGACTTCAGCATTAAAGATTATGGTCAATTGGTGCATATCTATCAATCAGTCTTAGATGACACAGACCAAAATTTCTACAGCTATTTAGTTGATTTGTTTGCTAAGAAAATGGCGGTTGCAGAAGCTACAGCGTTTTACAACATTGTCAAAGATGTCACAGCTAAAACTAACGCAAAAGCAACAGCTAAAGATGTCATTAAACTTACAACCGACGTTGACTTAGGCTTACTTGGTAAAGGTGCGTTCTTTATGAATAAATCTACTTACGCTGAACTTGTTGGCGTAACTAAAGCAGATGCAAAAATGTTAGTAGAAGAACCTTTAAAAGCTGATGGAACAGCTGTAATCGCTGGTTATCCTGCTTACGTCGTTGAAGACCGTTTGGTTGGAAACAGTGATAAGGTAATCTACTTTGGCGACTTCACAAGTCTTGTCCGCAAGTATGACCGCCAATCTCTAAGCGTTGGTGCTCAATGGAACCCAACATATAACACAAACGACATTCTGCCAATTTTCCGCGCAGATTATGTCAAAGCTGACGAAGATGCCGTTAAAGCGCTGAAAGTAACTACAGTATCTAGCGACCCAATCGCTACAATCCAAGGCGGAGCGCAAGCGTAAGCTAGTTAATTAAAGGCGACTCTTTAGAAAGAGGGGATAGAGGTGGCGTTAGTAACAGCAGAAGAATTCAAAGATTATCTATTTGAAGATGATGATACTTATCAATCAAATATAGCTAATATGTGTATACTGACAGCGCAAGAAAGACTGCTTACTGCGATTGGCTGTAAGCTTGACTTTCTGCAGAAAGAAGAAAATCTAGAGCTGTCCAAAATCGCTATAGCAGCGCAGGCTGCTACTATCTATGAGTACAGACAAGCGAAATCAGAACAGGATTTACACAATAATGATTTAACGTTTGGCGCTATAGTCTCTACTCTAAGAGCTCGATTTGAAAGCGAGAATGAAGCATGAGTAAACGCGATAAGACAGCAGATTTTAAACTTTTAGTTGAGCTCGGCAGCTGGACAGAAGCAGAAAACAAGTATACTCATCAAACAGAGCAGAAGTTTCAAAGCGTGCTTAAACGGCACGCCAAGAAGCTATCTAGAGGTGTAACAGCGACGTATAGAGCTCTTGAAAACAATGTAGACGACACAACAAGCTTTATCATGCGAGATTACAAGCAAGAAAACTTAACTTGTTTAAAACTCAAAGATAAAATCTATGATATCAAGTCAGAAAGCGACTTCTCAGACAGTAAGCTCCAAAAAATGAAAATCTTAGTTTGTAAGGAAACTGAAAAACATGGCTGAAAATATATTTGACGAACTAGCGGAAAATTTGCAAAACAAGATTTTGACCACAGAGCAGAAGGAAAAGATGACTTTTGCAGGCGCAAAGAAGTTTGCAGAACTTGCTACTGAAGAAGCAAAGAGGCATCATTACGGCAAACATTCGGGCCAGCATATGGCAGATGCCATCAAAGCTAAACGCGGGGATGTCGACGGTAACAGAGACGGAACGGCGACGGTCGGGTTTAACAGACGCTTTGCAAGTTATCTTGCAATGTGGACAAACTGGGGCACGGTCAAAATGAAGGGCGACGACTGGCTTGATAAACTTAGAGACGACGTAAAAACTCGTGAAGAAGTGCTTAGAGAGCAAGAAAGGATATTGAAGAATGAGTCTAGTGACTGATGTGAAGAATGTACTTTTATCAACCGGTAAAATCGATAAAATTTTCATCGACAACTTGCCACCGCAAAAGACGATTGATGAGAATATCACTTTTGCTATTTTGAGCCGCGCAGGAGTCTCTCTAAGAGAATTCGGAAACGACACAGTCAACATCATCTCGCATGAAGCAGACGTGCTAATCTCTGCTAAGTCTGATATTGATTTTGACTTAGAGGAGTTAGAGAGCGAGCTGTACAGCAAGATATTTGATGATAATTATCTAATCTCATCTTCAACTGGATTTTTAGTTGATGACGAAACAAGACATTATGAACTGCGTTTGAAAGTGACGCAAGAATAGAAAAGAGGAAATAATACATGGCAACTGTAGGTCTCGAACGTGTTTATGTGGCTATTATGGACCCTGAAACACACAAAGCAAAAACGAAAGCAAACGGTGGCCTGACTGACTCAGGCATTTTGGAAATCACTTCTGAAATGTGGGGTACCAAGACCGCAAACTTAACTAACTTAGAAGGTTCAATTGAACGTATTGACGGTAACAACATGGTTGTGCACTCAGCAACTAACCCATCAGCTCCACAAATCAGCTTTAATTTTAACGACCTTCCGTTTGAATATTCACAAGCAATTTTGGGATATGTTGAAAATTCAGAAGGTGCATATGAACTCCAAGAAGTTAAGCCTGATATCGCCGTGCTCGTTCAAAGTGCAGAACCCAAAAAGAACAAAGCGGTTTTCTTTGCTGGCAATTCTGGCGTTATGCAAGAAACTTCTAAAAATATGGGTACTAACACTAATACCGCTAAAACTCGTGCAGATGATAATTTTGTTTGGGCGGCAAACGGTAACGATATCTTCAAAAAAGGTATCAAAAAATTCTTTGAAGGCTCTAAGAATTTTGACCGCGACAAAGTATTTAATCATACATTTGGCGTGACTACTGGTGACCCAGCCAAACAAGCAGGCGGAGCGCCTCAAGGCGGCGGAGTAACTCCTGGCTCAGCTCAACATGGCGCAGGGGATAATCACTAATAATTATCTAGCAAGCATTTGCTTGCTTATTACAGAGCTAGTGCAAAAACTAGCTTTTTAATAAGCAAATAAAGGCGCATGAGAGGAAAAAGCAGCGCATAATCATCCATGAACAAGCCTGAAACGCGCTCAGAATGCTCCTCTCAGCATTAAAATTATATTAGAAAGTCTGATAATATGGCAATACAAAGCTTAATGTCAACAAAAATAGCGATTGACACGCTAGAAGCCTCTCAAAGTATTAAGAGCTTGACTAGTATAGTCAATGGCTTATCCAGCGAGTGGAAAGCACAAGAAAGAGCGCTCGAACAGTCTGGAGATAAGCTAGAAGCCTCTAGAACTCGCTATGAAGGTTTGGGTCGGCAAATTGAAGCGCAAAAAAACAAGATAGAAGCGCTCAAACACAAGCAGTCAGAAGTTACTGATAGCACGCAAAAAGGCGCAGAAGCCTATCTCAAATATGAGAAACAAATCAACACTGCTGAAACGCAACTAGCGCGCATGACTCAAGAACAGTCAAAAGCTAAACAAGCTCTTGACTATCAAAAGTCAGGTCTTGCTACTCTACAAAGAGAGTACAAAGAACAAAATCAACTTTCTCAAAGTTTAGTCCGCCGCTTAGAAGCAGAAGGCAAGGCACGCCAATCAGCAACAGAAAAGCTGAGACAATCACGCGCCAATGTCAATAATCTAACGGAGCAGTACAACAAGCAAGAGAAAGAGCTTAAAGAGCTCGAACACTCTTTAGGCAAAACGTCGAGCGAGTACAGAACGCAAGCTAAACGCGTTAATCAGACTGCAGAGAGTCTAGCTAAAGCAAAATCAGCCGCTAAGGATTTTGATAGAGAGCTCAAAGAGATTAAGCCGTATTCCTTGACTAATCTCAAAAAGGGAATTAGTGGAATTTCTGGCAAACTCAAAGAGTCTAGCGACCGTTCAAGCGTTTTGAAGGGTTCCTTTCTTGGAACGTTTGCAGGGAACGTAATCTCTAATGCTTTTACCAGCGGGCTCAACTTGATCCGTGGCGCACTTGGCAAAATCAAAGACGAAACAGTTGATTATGTCAAATATCAGCAGACCATGAACGCAACATGGCTTACCTTGACTGGTAATGCTGATAAAGGCAAGGCCATGACCAAAGCCATCACGGATATGGCATCTCAAGCACAGAATAGCCTTGAGATGGTCGATAAGCTAAACCAGAAAATCTATGCTATCGGCGAGAATGCAGACCAAGCAAAAAAGACGACTAAGGCCATTTTGACCTTGCAAGACGCTTTTGGGCAAACAGATGAAGCAGTAGAAAACTTTGGTACTCAGTGGTCGCAAATGCTTGCAAATGGCAAGGTCCAAGGGCAAGACATGCTGTCCATTATCAACACGTTTCCTAAAATGAAACCTGCAATAATGGAAGTTGCTGGTGAAATGACCAAAGGCTCTAAGCTTACGACTGAAGAGTATACGAAAATGCAGTCAGAGGGCAAAATCACCAGCGAAATGGCTGAAAAAGCTCTCTATCGTATGGCCGATAAGTACAAGAACGCTACTGAGAATTTTGCTCAAACTCTTCCAGGGCTTGAACGTGTCATCAGAAGTCGCGTCCCTGCGATAACTTCAGCATTTGTATCGCCTTTCATGGAAATGAAAACGCCTGCGCTCAAAGCTTTGGGTGATTGGGTGTCAGACCCATTAATAGAAGCGCGCTTTAAGCGCTCGGGCAAGAAAGCAAGCGACGCTTTTAATACAGTGCTTACTGCAGGACTCAAAGCGTTTAACCTTGGCGACAGTAAGCAAAATGAGAATGCTGCTACTCGTATGCTAGACGTTATCGACGCAAAAATTGATGATGTGGCACAAACTATTGCTAAGAACATGCCTCAAATCATCAATTTCTTCAGCCAACTAGTCAAAGGAATAGGCGCTACAATATCGATTGCTAAAGATGTCGGGCGCGGGTTTCTCGACCCGATTATTGGCATGGCTAAAGGCTTATCTGGCTTTTTTGGACTGTTTAGCAATAGCAAGAACAAGCAAGTCAAAGGTTTTGGCGACGTGCTGCAAGACTTATCTAAACATAGTGGCGGACTGCGCGTTTTAGGACAAGTTTTAGGCACTTACTTCATTTCCTCAAAAGTTATTAAAGGGATTGAAACAACTGCTAAAGCAGTTAAACTTTTGGGCGCGTCGTTTAAGTTTTTGACGTCGATTGCAAATCCGTACACGGCAATTATCGCTGGAGTTGTAACTGTAGGTGTGGCTCTAACAGCGCTCTACAAAAAGAACAAAAAATTTAGGGATTGGGTCAACAAAACCGCCAAAGGAATAGCGGAGTTTTTCAAACCAGTTACCGATTTTATAGTCAACATTGGAAGAGCTGTCGGAAGCGCAATTAGCTCAATGGTTAAAGTTGAGAAAAAAGCGGGCGTAATCAGCAAGACACTGCAAGTTGCATTTGCTCCTTTAAAATTAATCGGCGCCTTAGTTGTCCTACCTTTTAAGATAGCACTATCTGCGCTAGATGGTTTTAACAAGAAGGGCCTTGGCGGTCTAATTACAGGCGCAGGAAAAGCACTGGGTTCTTTCGACAAGTTTACTGGCGGAGTTATCAAAGGTGCTGCGAACATGGCCGCAAAAGCCGGTAAGTCAATAGGCGATTTTGTCGGCAGTGCTCTAAAAGGCGTTGGTAAATTTGCGGGCGGTGTTGGTAAGACAGCTGGCAAGGGCTTTGCTGGCATGCGAAAGATAGTTTCGAAAGCTTTTGGCGGGTCTCAGAAAGAAGCTAAGAAGCAAACTTCTAAGATGTCTAAACAAACGCAAAAAGACATACAGAAGATGATAAAAAATACGCAAAAGCAACTTCAGACCTTGCAAAAATCAAGCAAAAAGACTTTTGCTGACTTACCAAAGAATGCGCAAAAAGCATTTAAGAACGCAGAGAAGCAAGTCAAAGCCGGCCAACGTGCAATTAACAAAGTGATGAAAGCTGTTGATAAGCAGCTGAAGTCCTTTGATAAAAATTACAAAAAAATATTTGACGCATTTGCAAAGAACGCGAAAAGCAAAACGGATGGAGCGTTTAAGCAAACTAAGGCTAGCGTTTCTAAAATCCAAAAACTGGTCAATTCTGGTGGCAAATGGTATAAGACGCTTGAGAAGAATACTAGCAAGCTCCAGAAAACAACTGACAACCTGCTGAACCGCATTCAAAAAGATTTCGAAACAACGTGGAACAGGATAGCTAATCATGTAATCAATCGCTTACGAAATATGCAATCTAGCACTGACGGCATTTTCGGCAAGACGATTAAGAACGCGATTTTTAACAGCAACAATCAAATCAAGAGTAATTTTAAGTCTACTTTTGATAATGTCTCTTCTAATTACTCCAACTTCTGGAAGAGCATGAAAAACTCTACAGGACGTGGAATTAATAGCATGATTGATGTCCTTAATCAAGGCGTTAACTCAATCAATAGCTTGATTAGTAGTTTTGGCGGAAGCAAGAACGCAATCAAGACAATCGCTCCTACTAAGTATGCTTCTGGTACTGGTTTCTTCAGCAACTTCAGGCGACCAATCGATAAGCCTACATACGCTATGCTCAATGACGGTAACGATAGCCCAGAAACGGACAACCGCGAGCTAGTTATCATGCCAGATGGGAAAGCGTTTGTTCCGAAAGGACGCAATTTTAAAACTATTCTTCCAGCTGGAACAGAAGTCCTAAACGCAAGAGAAACTGCGGAACTATTCGGTCAAGCTATGCCATACGCTTCAGGAACTGGCTTCTTCCCAAGCTTGGTTGAGGCTATCAAGCATGGTTCTTATCCATGGTTTGGCAAGACTATCAAGCAAGACGAAGACAGCGACGCAAAGAAGAAAGCTAAGGAATTTATCGAAAAGGCTTCTTCTGGTTCTGGAATTGACAAAGAAATTCCTAAGTCGGTTAAAGGTTTAGCGGGTAGCTTTAGTACTATCATCAATGGCATGGTCAAAAAAGTCTTTGACCCAAGCGAAAAGCACTGGTCAACAATGTGGACTATGGCTAAGGAAGCTATGGAAGAAGCTGGTTCCAGTGTCGCTATGGGTGCTAAAGGCGATGATTACCGCTTCAAGGACAAAGCCAAAGACGCAGGAGCTGACCCGTGGGGTTATTTCTTCCGTGAATGTGTGTCCTTTGTTGCTTCTCGTTTAGCCAACCTCGGTGTCAATCCCGGATTATTCAGCCATCTAGGCAATGGTAATCAATGGGGTTCTGCACGAGTACCGCACTTAAGCAGACCAAAACCCGGAACTGTTGCAGTCTACACAGGCGGACCCGTTAGCTCAAACCACGTTAGTTTTGTCACTGGTGTCCATGGAGATACTATGGACGGCGAGGAATATAACTGGATGGGGACTGGTCAATATCACCAATACAGCAACAGACCAATCTCCTCTGCTTCTACTTATTTAGATTTTGGCGTAAAATCAGGAAGCGACGACAAAGACGGCGGAACTAAAGCGGATGTCAAAGCAGATAGCCCGCTGAGAAAGCTTATCAAGGGTCAAGTCGGCAAGATGTTCGACTGGATTAAAGAGCATTTAGCAGACCCAGAGAGTGGCGGAGAAGATGGTCCGCAAGGTTCAGGTGTTGAACGCTGGCGCTCTAGTGTTGTTAAAGCTTTGAAAGCTAACGGCATTGACCCAACGGCGTTTAGAGTTAGCAAAATCCTTTCAACTATTCAGCGGGAAAGTAACGGTGACCCTAACGTGCAAAACAACTGGGACAGTAACGCAGCAGCAGGGCACCCGTCTATTGGTTTAATGCAGACTATCCAGCCAACCTTTGATGCCTATGCGCATAGTGGACATCATAACATCAGGAATGGTTATGACAACCTGCTAGCTGCTATTAACTACATTAAACACCGCTACGGAACAGATGACGCAGCGTTTAACAGGGTTGCAGCATACGGATATGCGAATGGCGGAATAGTCTCTCATGAAGGTTTGTATACTCTTGCAGAAGGCAATAGACCTGAGTATGTAATCCCAACTGATATTAGCAAACGGTCTAGAGCAACTCAATTGCTTGCTAAAGTAACCAAGCAGTTTGCAGACGAGGACCCTCGAGGGATTGAGAAGGAAAATAAAAGAGAAGAAAGTAATCTTGCAGATAAGCTAGACCAAGTAATCGGACTTTTAGGCGCAATTTTAACTCAAGGCTCCAAAGATTTAGCGGTCAGCCTAAACCTCGACGGAAAAAAACTTAGCGACGCTTTGGCGCAGTACAGTACTAAAGCTAACGACAAGTACAGTAAACGGCAAAATTTAATTAAAGGTATGATTTGATGAAATTTATCGGTTTTGATATAATTAAAGAGGATAAAAAGCTGTCAGAAGCACTTTCGAACTTTGATGTTGCTATCAAAGTCTCTAAAGTGCCTCTGATGTCAAGCTTTGAAATTTCGACTAACTATGACGACACGACAGCTTTTAGCGAGGGACAACATGCGCTATATTCTAACATTGGCTCAAGTACTCGGGCGGTAACAGTCGCAATAGAGGGTAAACGCAGTGATTTGCTTGCTGTAACGCAGGCAATCAACGCATTTCTAATCTCGAAAAAAGCGTATAAGATTAGCTTTAGCGATAATCTTGGCTGGTATTGGTTTGGTAAACTCTCAAGCGCTTATCAGCCAGAGCTAACCAGCAATACTGCTCCTTTTAGCGCAAGCGGAACGCTTAATTTTACATTTGACGACGCAAGAGCGTATAGCTCTGATATCAAAAAAATAGAATATGGCCATGAAAGCGATTATGGAACGATTATCAAAAAAGACAATCACTACACAGTAGAATTAAAAAAAGCACCACAAGCAAAGACGGAACCAGTAATTAAAATCAAGAATATTGATGAAAACGGTTATCTAGGTTTAGCAACTGACAAATCAGTATTTGCAATTGGAAACGAGAAAGCGTATGACAATCGCATCAATACGATACTAGACGCTCGAACTGATGACTCGTTAGTTACAGCTTTTAATAATTCAGCTAAAAATGTCGCAATTAATACACTTCCAAACGAAGCCACTTATAATGGCAATCTCGGTATTACGGACCAATTCGGACGCAAGAATATTCACTTGAACGGTTCGGGCCGGGCTTCTGCTACTTTTGATTTGGGCGATGAACCAGATACGAAATCAGAGCGTTTCTGGTGGCGTGAAACGTTTTGGGCTGGACGACTGAACCAGATGGGAACTGTTAAGCTCCTACTTTCTGACCAAAATGGAAAACTACTGTATGGAGTAGAAACATTGAAGAACTCGCGAAATTTTGTGACGCCTTATAAATTTATTGGTTCAAAACCAGATGGGACTTACTTCTTGCTGGATTTGCGTTATTTCAAGCCATCGGACCGAGATAACGAAAATCAATTTAATGCACCGCGCGGCTGGTCTGAAATCAGACGCGAGGGAAACAACATAGGCTTTTATTGGTTTGGCGGTTGGGCGCGCTTTAACGTGCCAGAATTTTCGGGGCGAAGAGCTACTAAGCTCCACTTGATAATTGAGTCGTATGGAAATCAGGAGATGGTGACTCATGCTTATGTTTCAGCACTACAGTTTCAGCGTTCAGATGCAGAACTACTAAGCGACCGCAAAAACTTCTTCAGCGCAAATTCTACAGTAATACTAGACAACACAACTAGAGATGTTGAAATCGATGGCATTAAGTCTATTTCAGATGTAGCTGATGGCTCAAACTTTATCTATTTCGACAAAGATACAAAAACGCTAGACTTAAGCTTTAGTGAGTGGATAAACAAAGACCCAGAGATAAGTATTGAATATAGAGAACGAGCATACATATGATAATTAAACTCTTAGATAATACTAATACATGTATAGCACTAATTGATAGCGAGGCGACAAGCGGACTAACATTTAAAGATGACACTTATCATGAGTATTTAAAAACTAATGCAGTTACTTTAGATTTTACAATCCCAAAATTGAGATATGGAAAATTAGTTGATGGTATAGAGCTGATAAGTGACGCAAGCCGTTTTGAAACTATGATAAACGGGCAATATCAAAAGTTTTACATATATGACTATTCTGAGACTCTGACTGAGATTAAAGTCTCATGTAATAACTTGTCTCTAGAGGTCTTAAGCGAGGTAAACGCTTCATGGATTAACACTAATAGCGTGCCCGTGGATAACTACATTTGGAACCTTTTGACTATGAAAGGTGTTAAAAACCGTATCAATATCAACGAAATTAAAGATAGACGTAGGACTATTAGCTTTGAAGACACAGGAACTAAAATCTCCCGTTTGCAAACAATCGCAAGCCAATTCGACTGTGAATTTGAGCTAAAAACAGACAAAGACAACACGCTAGTTATCAACATATACGATAGTCTCAAAGAAAGCTTCAGAGGTACATATAGAGAAGATATCCTATTTACAAAAGATGACTTCAAAGATATAGAATACGCAACTTCCAAGGACGAAATGTATAACCGCGTTTTTCTAAGTGGCGTTAAAAAGACGACGGATCCAAAATCAAAAGAAGAAAAAGAAACGCCTTTTGATTTGACAAACCAAGAACAAGAATGGAAAAATTCTGACGGTGTCGTCGAGTTTTATACTCGCAAAGGCTCTAACGCAGTTGATGCGCCCCTTGCGAAGAACAAATACGCTCTAAATACCACAGGACAAGATGACTGGACTAGTTATGTTGGCACTACTGAGTATCAAACGGAAGCGGATTTACTAGCATACGCGCACAGATTTTTAAAACAACACGCTTATCCAGTGATAACACTAACTCTAACACTTGCTATTACTGATAAGACTAAAACTTTGAAAACAGGTGACAGAATACGTGTTGATGTATCTGACGTATTTTCCAGCGGCGGGATTTGGTCTCTAACTATCTCAGAGTTGGAGAAGAGCATAACTAATCCAACGACTATTACTATTACAGTAGTCAATGTTGTCAATCGCAACAAGACAATCACAACTACACTACTTGAGAAATCTAAAGAAATTGCACGCAATAATGCGCCTTACGTGCTAAACGTAAGCACTGATAGCAGTTTACTGCTTAAAGAAAATGGCTCTGCTGTGTTAACTGCTAGCGCGACGCGTAATAATCAAGTTGTGCGCGGGTCTTACAAGTGGTTGCTGAACGGCGCAGAAATTGGCGATTTGCCAACACAAATGATTAAGTACACTGATTTTGACAGCACAGCTAATGTAGAGTGTCAACTGATAGTAGATGATGATATTAAAGCGCGTGCTTATGTGTCGCTTGCAAAAGTTAGAGATGGACAATCATCTCACTTCTATATTGCTTATGCAGATGATGACAAAGGCGCTGGATTTAGCTTAACTGACAACACTAAGCGTTATCTTGGGACTTACTCAAGCGCAGATGATACACAATCGCAAAATCCTGCGGATTACAAGTGGATAGCGCTAGACAGCAAAAAGACACTTGATAAACTGCAAGATTTGGACTTAGCAGACGAAACTAACAAACAGCGTATACAGCAAATCGCAGACGCACAATCAGTCGCACAACAAGAACTGCAAGCAAAAGCAAGTCTAGCTACTGTCCAGGATTGGATTAATGCGTATAATGCGTATGTAAAATCAGACGCTGAAAGTCGCAGACAATCGCAAAGGCAACTAGTAGACGCTTCTAACCGTGTTATCTCTGTACAGAAAGATTTGAAAGACACGCAAGCAAGATTTAACTTTCTGACTGATTATATTAGCGCTAGTGATGATGGATTAACCATTGCTAAGAACGACGGCACAGCAAGCGCTAGATTTAGCAATGACAGAATTAGCATGTACTCGGCAGGTCAAGAAGTTATGTACATTTCGCGGGGTATGATACATATAGCAAATGGTATGTTTACACAGACTTTACAGATTGGAAATTTCATGGAAATGGAATATAAAAATGACAACAGCAAGAATGCAGTAGTATATGTTGGGGGGGGATTAGATGAGTCATAATTGGGGCTTCTTTACTGGTAATCCACTCGGAAAATATGCCAACGTTTCGCTCGACTGTGTGGAAATTTCACAAGATTTAGCAAACAACACTTCAACAGTGCGTTTGACGGCTGTCATTAATACCAATGCAGGCGTTCAATCAGTGGTGACTGGCGCAACAATGACTATTAATATCAACGGCGGCGGAGCAATTGAGAAAGCGCCAGTTGAAATCAAACGTTCAAGCTCTGTGCTAGTCTTTGCTCGTGAGTATGTTATCGGTCATGATGATGATGGCACTAAAACTGTTGGGTACTCGTTTAAAATCTCGCTTGACGACAAGCGCTATGGTGAGGCGCTTGTTGCTGATGGATTAAAGTTGCTTGATATTCCACGTCCTGACAACATACTAGCGCATGATTGCTTTTTTGGTGACACTATACAGCTTGCTATCTCGCAAAACGCGCAAGATTTTAGACATGATATCAGATATAGTTGCGACCATGACGAAGGATATATTGTCAAGGACGTAACAGGCAATCAAAATTGGACTGTACCGCTCGAATTTCTGGAGCACGTAACGGAACGACCAAGCGCTCAAATCACGTTTTATTGCGATACGTTTTTAAACGGAAGTTTAGTTGGAACTCGTACAAGCACGATAACAGCAAACGTTCCAGCGAGCGCAAAACCTATATTGCATGAGTTTAAACTTGTGGAAAATAATCCTAAAGTGCTAGCTTGTGGATTAGATACAGACTATTTTGTGCAAAACTTCAGTCAAGTAACAGCAAACGCAAAAACTGCCGAGGGCTACAGAGGAAGCACAATCAGAAGCTTTACTTGCCAAATTAAAGACAGTATAGCACTGACTGATACGCCAACGATTTTAGATACTGCGGGAACTTTTGAAGTACAAGCTTATGTTACAGACTCGCGAGGCATGCAATCTGACACAATCACTAAGACTATACATGTACTGGAATATCATCAGCCAGCGCTAAACATAAGTGCTAGTCGAAGCGGTGAAACAAACACAACTGCAACGATAACGCGCAATATATCAATCGCACCGCTTACAATTAATGGCAAACAGCATAACACGGCTAAGCTATCATTTAGATATGCTGTTTCTGGCTCTAACGCTTATCTTGAGGACGGCGGAGCGGGCGGAAGCTGGACAGACATAGCAGAGTTAGTCAACTCAGATGCTAATATGAGCGCAAGTTTTGACGAAGCTAAGAATTACATAATCGAAGCGACTCTAAGCGATAACTTCTTGACGCAGGTAGTCACGACTAATCTTTTAATTGCTAACAATTATGTATATAGTTATGACAAAAACAAGCGTTTTGCAGTCGGGAAAATTACTGATAACAGCTTGCCGAATGGTTCGGTTGAGTCAACTGGGGGATTTTACTTAAACGGTAAAAATATTCTAGATATGGTAAAAGTGCCTGAAACACCAACACCACAACCGAAAGAAGAAATTGAAAAGTTTACAGACATCAAAGAAGCTGTCTTTGTTAAAAAAGGCGACATAGTCTATGTTAACTTTGATTTTAATAGCAACCGTGACGGACGTATTGATTTTGGCAGAATACCAGAGAATTTTAGACCCAAAAAAGAGGCAATAAATTTCTATTTGCAAAGGTGGTCTACAGTTTTTGAGGGGTGTCCTCTCTTTGTTCAAAACGACGGCACAGTATACGGCTATTTTAAGAGTGGCTGGTACTTCAGGACGCAAATAACATATAACTTATATTAATTTTGAAAGGAGGTGATGGAATATGTTAGAAATTGGTAATAAATTAGTCAACAAAGTCAATGTTGACGGTCAAGAGCTGACATTTACTCTAGTTGATTTTAGTGATGATGAAATCAGCGGAAAAATCGCTATTCAAGGTGATTTTACGCAAGCGGACGATTATAAGACAAATAATCAAATCTTAAACACTCTACTTAGTAAGCATCAAGTCAATCAACGAGCTATGAACTACTTGAGCGCAAATATTGCAGTTAGTGGTTTGACCACACCGCAAGCAGAACTGGCAAAATCAATTGCTTTTCGTAATAATTTTAAAAACAAGAAAACCTTTGTTCAGTTACTTCCGAAATTCAATGCAGGCTTTGACTATGTCGGCGGTCGTGTTGTTTGGGAAAAGTACAATGATGATTTTGGACTTTTTGCAATTACAAAACAAATTGCTAAAAACACAGTACAAACACTTGTTGATAACAACGACGTCGCTTTTCAAATTTGGGGCAGTGATTATGATGGCACGTACTTTTAAGGTGGGGGGTTTATGATTTGTTAAAGCCGGAAATCATTAGTATTGTGATTAGCGCTCTAGTTGCTTTGCTTACTTTTACAACCTTCTTTCAAAACCGCGTCGCAAACGCAGAGCGACGATTAACAATCATAGAAGAAGAGAATAAGCAACAAAATCAAGCACTTAAAGAGTGCAAACAGCGATTGGATAATCACGATATACAAAATCAAGCGTTAATCCGTTTAACGGTCCAGATGGACGAATTGACCAAAAAAATCGAAAAGATGGACGAGAGGATAAAGAAAATATGAATACACAATTAATTGACAACTTAGTAACTACAGCAACAGACATTGTTTTGATTGTAGGGCTCTTGAGTCCTCTACTAGTGCAAGTGTTACGCTTTGCTAAAGCACACACAGCGAATAAGCGCGTACAATTGCTAGAAAGCTATGCTGAACGCGTGGTCCTAGCAGTTGAACAGCAACGCAATCTGTTGCCGAGCGACAAAAAGAAACTTGCTACTAAGCGTTTAGCTGATTATGTAAACAAATCTAAGCTTAACTTGCAAGTTACAGACCAACAAATTAGTGACTTAATTGAGTCTGCCGTAAATTCGCTTAAAGACGAAAATTCTCGTGGTACTGTAGTGAAATCTGCTGCAGTAGCACCAGAAAAACCAGCAGAAGCAACTGCAGCACCAGCAGAAACAACTGAAACGACAGTAACAGAGCCGAGCGCAGAAGTGCCTTCTGCAAACGAAATTTTGAAATAAAAAAGAGGTGATTTTATGACCTCGTTAAAAAAAGGTAACTATTTTATCGACGTAAGCGGCTACCAGCCCGCAGATTTGCACGGGGTCTGCTCTGCTTCTGGAACTAACAAGACGATAATTAAGCTCACTGAGTCGACCGGCTATTACAACACCAGCGCGACTAGCCAAGTTGCAACTAGTGATTGCATTGGATTTTATCATTTTGCGCGCTTTGGCGGTTCCGTAGCGCAAGCACAAGCAGAAGCAAACTTTTTCTTGAGCACGCTGGCTAAGACAGACGTCAAATATCTAGTTTGTGATTACGAGGACTCTGCAAGTGGAGATAAACAAGCGAACACTGACGCTGTACTAGCGTTTATGAACGTAGTAGCAAGCGCAGGCTATAAGCCTATATATTACTCATATAGGCCGTTTACGCTTGCTAACGTGTATCACGACCAAATCAACGCAAAATATCCGAATTCCACTTGGATAGCGGCCTATCCAAACTATGCAGTAACTCCCGACCCCGTGTGGTCAATCTTTCCATCTATTGATGGGGCACGCTGGTGGCAATTCACCAGCACAGCGATTGCTGGCGGGCTTGACAAGAATGTAGTGCTGCTAGACGACAGCGCAGTAAACGAAATTTTGAAAGGACTCGAAGAAGATATGGATTATACTATCAGAGAAAAATCAGGCAAATACCCTTACATGGTGCTAACTCACGGTTCAGCAGTTGCTGTTGGACATATTGACACTATTTCTGCGTTTCAGAGTGCAGGGGCTAAAGACCTTAATCTTGATACAGACGATTATCAACGCTTAATTGCAGTAATTAACAAAGGGAAATAATGCTCAAAAAAACATTAACAATTATAGGTTTATCAGCTAGTTTGTTGATTGTATCAGCACGCGCAAGCGCACATACATCAAGACTAACGTTAGACCAGACGAACGAACTTTACACGCGCTTAGCTGCAGAAGGTCGTGGAGTAGACGACGACTGTGCGTATGGCATGCAATGCGTCGACATAGCGTACGACTTGACGCGTAATTATGCAGGCGTGCCAATTAGTGGCAATGCTATTGACTTGCTTGACAGCGCACGCGCTGCAGGTTATGAGATTGTGTCAGCGAATAAGCCGCCGCGCGCCGGTGACTTGTTTGTCATGGACACAAGTACCGTTTACGGTCATCCTTTCGGACACACAGGTTACATTTACAAAGTCAATCCGGACGGCAGTTTTGAGACCGTAGAACAAAATGTAGGTGATGATAGCAACTTGTACACTGGCACAGTAGCTAAGTTTATGCACCGCACACGCGATTACATGCTAGGCTATATCCGTTTAGCATATCGCAAGTAGACCGCGAAAACTAAAAAAACAGAAAAGAGGAAATCTCCTTACACGATTAGTAATCGATAAATGCTAGCGGTCAAGCACTAGATTATCTAGTGCTTTTTTATTTTGCAAAAAAAGTTTTAAAAATATCAAAAAACACTTGACATTATATAATATATATTATATAATATATATAGAAAGATAAAGAGAGGAGATACAAGTAAAATAATTAGAATATACTTTAAATGAAAATTAAGAGGTCTCTCATGCATTTTAGGCAGGACTGAGTATAATTGTACCAGCAATGAATAAAATGCGTTAGAATGAAAAATATGGCTTTTTAAAAGAAAGGAAAAAATATGGCACAAAGAAGAATGTTTTCAAAAAAAATCACAGAAACTGACAAGTTTCTAGAAATGCCTTTATCAAGTCAGGCGCTCTACTTCCATCTGTCGATGGGAGCAGACGACGAAGGCTTTATCGACAGAGCAAAGACAATCCAACGCACGATTGGCGCTAGCGACGACGATATGAAATTATTAATTGCAAAAGGTTTTTTAATTCCGTTTGAAAGTGGAGTCGTCATTATCCGACATTGGCGGATACACAATTATATTCAAGCCGACCGTTTTCAAAGAACGATTTATCAAGATGAGAAATCTCAATTGGAATATGATAGCTCTAAAACCGCACAGTTAAAGCCTTTAGAGCAATGTATCCAAAATGTATCCAAAATGGACACACAGGTAAGGTTAGAGAAGGATAGATTAGAGTTAGATAAGAATATATATTGTCGGGTTTCTAACGAAACTCCGACAGCTTTTAAAAACGAAAAAGAAAAATTAAATATAACTGCAAAAACAAAAGAAATCTTAGAGTATTTAAACAGCAAGCTGAGTACTAGCTACAAAAGCACAAGCAAAAAAACACAGTCGTTAGTAAAAGCTAGACTTAACGAAGGCTACACAGTAGATGATTTTAAAACAGTCATTGATGTCAAATGTGATGAATGGCTAAATACTAGCATGAACAAATACTTGAGACCAGAAACACTTTTTAGCAACAAATTTGAAAGCTATCTCAATCAGCCATCCAAACAGCAAAGCATAGGATTTGGAATTCCTGGTAGTAGTTTTTAAAAAAATATTTTAAAAAAATTTAAAAAAATATCAAAAAAACACTTGACATATTATATATACTATTATATAATATAATCAGGAAGATAAAGAAAGGAAAAAGCAAACAAGAATAACTATAATACCATTTAAACCAAAATTAAGGGGTTTCTTGTGCATTTTAGAATGTGTCAAGTATAATTGTTCACGCGTTAATTAAAATGCAGGAGAAGAGAAAATAGAAAGGTTAAAAAAGAAAATGGAAACAAAACGTTTTTATTGTGACGGCAGTAAAGCCGGCATGGAACGCTTAAGAAAACAAATTGACGATTTCATAAAAGGTAAAAAAATTATTGATATTCAGTATTCGCCCGCTCTAGCATGCTTCGGCACCGAAATCCGTGAAGTCAATTATAGCGCTTTGATTATATATGAGGATTAGAGTATGCAACTAGAAAATTTAAAAAAAGATTACTTGCAAAATGTTATCTTAGAAAACGAGATTTGTGAGAAACACAAACAGCGTTTAGTTACTGTTAAGCGCACCAATTACACTGTATGTCCTCGCTGTCACACAGAACAACAACAGAAAATTGCAGAAGACTTAGCACTAAAGAGCTATTTACTCGAGCAAAAAAAGAAACGCGAGTACTTTTTAAAAGAGTTTAGTCTGTACGATAGCGAGCTAGCAGAAGCAAGCTTTAATAATTTTGAAGCTAAAACACGCGCACAAAAAGAAGACTTAGATTTCGCTACTCAGCAAACAGCAGATTATAAAAGCGGAAAAGTCGGAAATGTTGTTTTAATCGGCGACGTTGGCGTTGGCAAGAGTCATCTAGCTTATAGTATGATTAAAGAGCTAACAAAAGATAGTGATAAGACAGCAGCGTTTGTAAATGTGGTCGACCTGCTAGCAAAATTAAAAGCGGATTTTCAATCTGAAAGTGATTACGTATATAGACTTAATGATTTAGACTATCTAATTTTAGATGATTTAGGCACTGAAAAGATTAGCGAATGGTCTGCTGGCATAATTTATAGCATTTTAAATGCGCGCGATAAGACGATTATCACGACTAATCTAGAGCCAAAATTTTTAGCTCAAAAATATGGCAAGAGGCTATACAGCAGGATTTTTAAAGGCTCAACTAAAAAGGACGTATACAGAATGCAAAATCAAAAGGATGAAAGGATAAAATTTTAATGCAAAAAACAGAAATCAAAAGCAAAGAAGAAGCACAGCGCGAGTCACAACGAAAAGCACAAAAAAAGTGGAGAAGTAAGAACAGAGCACGCTCGAACTATCTAGTTTATCGCTCTACTGCACGAAGCTTCGTGCTGAAACACGCAACGTTAGAAGACTTGGAAGAGCTCCAAACAAAAATTGAAGAGGTGCTTAGCAAATGAAACAAAATATGATAAAGTGGTTCGAAGCTAATTTTTGGAAAATCAGCAGCGGCACAAAAACTATGCTGATGAGACAAAGCGACACAGCTTTTTTAAAAAAAATTAACGAATGGACGCGTTACGCGTCTGACTCGCGCATAGAATTTTGAGGAGCGGAAAATGTTTAAAATTTTAATCGGAGACGACGTCGTTTGTTATCAAGGAAATTTGAGAGACGCGTTGCTAGACACTATTGACTTTTTAACAGCACAAAAGCACGAGTGCATTGGTGCGCATGTAGTGCTAAAAGATTATACAGACGAAGACTTAATTGAGGAAATACAGTCATTGACAGACTCTAGACTGACTATTAGTGTAACACTTAAACTAGACGATAACGTATCAGTTGTGCAAGAAATTTTGGAATAGGAGAAGAAAATGGCAAAAAATGAATTAGTAAAAGGTGAATATTTAACAGATTTGCAAAAGCTCGACGGGAATACTCTGCGTAATTTCGTAGACCCGAAACACAGAGCTAGTCCGCAAGAGCTACAAGCTCTTTTGGCGATTGTCAAAAATCGCAATTTAAATCCGTTCACAAAAGAAGTCTACTTCATCAAATACGGCTCAGCGCCTGCGCAGATTGTTGTCAGCAAAGAAGCTATTATGAAGCGCGCAGAAGAAAATCCGAATTTTGACGGATTTGAAGCTGGAATTGTAATCGAAACAAAAAGCGGGTCTATAGAACGATTGACAGGCACCATTGCGCCGAAAAGAGCGGAGCTTCGCGGCGGTTGGTGCAAGGTCTATCGTAAAGACAGAAGTCATGCAATCGAAGCAGACGCAGATTTTGCTTACTATACTACAGGCAAAAACCTTTGGCAGAAAATGCCGGCTTTAATGATACGAAAGGTCGCTATAGTATCAGCTTTTCGCGAAGCGTTTAGCGAGTCTGTCGGTGGCTTGTACACTGCTGATGAAATGGAGCAAAACAACACGCAAGAAACGCAAGAAGAAGTACGTGCGCGCAGAATGAAACAAGCTTATGAAGAGAAACTGCGCTTGTTGACTGAGATGGAAGCTAAAAGTTATAAAAAAGTAGAAGACGAAAGCGCGAGTAAGGAGATCGAAGCAGCAAAAACAACTAAAAACACGAAAGAAGTAGAAGTTATCGAAGAAACAGAAGTAACAGAAGAACCAACTCAAGAAGATAGTCTTGAGTGGTGAGAAAGTGTGACTATATGCAAGAATTAGAAGTAAAGTTTAAACAAGCAGAGCTTGATATAGTCGATAAGCAAGCATTTGAACAAAATATAAATGCTGTTGTAAAAAAATACAAAAATTATCAAGTTACAGCGCAAACAATCAGAAGTGATAAGCAGACGCTTGCAGACTTAAGAAAACTAGTTAAACAAATTAGTGATAAACGATTAGAAATCAAGCGTGAACTGACAGTGCCTGTAACAAATTTTGAGAAGTATGTAAAACGTGCAACAGAGCCTCTAAGCGCAATTATCGATAAAATCGCTAGCGACGTTAAAGATTTTGACGATAATCAAAAAGCAGTGATGCTAGACACACTCAAAAGCTATGTGTCTAGCAAAGCTAGCGAGTTATTTCTAGACGCGCGGATTTTCGACAGTAAGTTAAACAGTTTTGTTAAAAAAGCAAATTTTAAAAGCGACTGTGTAACGCTTAAAAAGTCTACTATGCAAGATTTAGATGAGATGATAGCGCTAGAATTTAAAGCGCAAGAAGAGCGTTCAAAAGCTAAAAGCGCGATTGCTGCAGCATGCGAAGAACATAATCTAAGTGCGCAAGCATATATACGTATGCTAGATGATAAAGAATTATCAGAAATTTTGATACAAATCAAAGCAGATTACGACTTAGAGCAAGCACAGAAAGCAAAAAAGCAAAAAGCGTGTGAAGTTGTTGACGGAAAATCTGACAACGTGAAAGCCGTCGATTTGGAAACAGGAGAAATCATAGAAGACGAGTACACTCAATCTATGACTTTAAAAGTGTACTTTAAAGACACTGCAGACAAAGAGCGATTTAAAAGAGCTTTGTCGGAAATTGGCTTTAAGTACAAGAAAAATTATGCAGTGCGCGACTACAAGCACATAGAAGCTTTGAAAGAAAGTGAATTGAAAGAAAGGTTGAAATAAATGTTAAAATTTAAAATAGACGAATTGAAAGTTTTGAATATTTTGCAGAGTGCGCAGTCAGCAACTCCGCTCAAAAAAATCAAAGAGTTAACAGGACTAAGCGAGCGCAGAATTAAAGAAGTAATTGAAACACTGATATTTAATCACGATATCGCAATCGTCGCGCGCAGAGGAAAAGTGCATGGCTACTATATTGCTAAAAGTCGCGAAGAGCTTGAAAGCGGACTCAAAGAGTTTAAACAGCAAATAAGAACTTCTGAGCTACGACTCAGAAAGCTAATGTCTATAAAATTTTAAAGTTTGCGTAAGCAAGCTTTTTTATTTTGCGAAAAAACTTAAAAAAATCAAAAAAGCTTTAAAAAAGTGTTGACAAACTATAATATATATTATATAATATATATAAGATAAAGATAGGAGAAAAAAACAATGAAAGTCACAAACAAATCAGAACTCATGAAAGCAGCATGGAAAATGTTTCGTAACACAAAAAATAATCTTAAAACTTTTGCGGAAGCTTTAAAAATCGCTTGGACAATGTTCAAAAGCTATAAACGCAATGAAGCTAAAAAGGCAATTGAAAATTCAGACGAAAATGCAGAATTTAAGAAAGCTATGAATTGGGCTCGCGTAAAAGTTTCAAAAACTTTCACAGGATGGAATTTTGAAGATTGGAAAACATTTGCAGAAGAACACAAAGCAGAAGCTTCAATTTGGAAATTAGCTGCTAAATATTCACGTATGCAAGACTCAGAATTTTATTCTTATTGCTAAAAAAAATTAAAAAGTTTCAAAAAACACTTGACATTATATAATATATATTATATAATATATATAGAAATAAAGAAAGAGGTAAAAATCATGAAAACAATTGCAAAATTACAAAACGGACAAACTCAAGTAGCGCAAGTTACAGTAGAAGAATTCAAAAACTTAAGATTTAAGTTTTATGATAAAGCGCCCAAATTACTAGAAAACACTGATTATGTAAAAATTTACTTCAATAAAAAGCAAGAAGTCGTTAAGTACAAAGCTATTCAAAATTTCGAAAACGTCTTAACTAATATTTTCAAAAAAGAAGCTTTGAAAAAGAATGGAACTTTAAAAATTAGCGCATTGAAAGCACTAAACGCAGTAGCGCACTAAAAGAACGTTACAGAGAAAATCAGTGAGTGAGAGTAGCTGCTTTTTTAAGAAAAGGAAAGGTAAAAAAAGAAAAAATGTTTATGGATTGTCGATGGAGAAAGAGCATATATGCTAAGAGACATGACTAAGGAAAGGGGAAATAAAGTGATTAAAATCAAAGAAAATAGGCCATTTAGAATAAAACATAAAAAAATAGAACGCGAAGCTTTTTTAATCGTAAAAAATGGAGAGTTATATACATATTTTGAGGAAGAAAACGAATGCAGAAAAATATACAGTGAAGCATTATCACTTTTTTGGCGAGATATTTTTGTATATGGCGTCGTATATAACTAATGCTTTTTTGAAAGGAAGGTAAAAAATGTGTTATTCATTCAGAGCTTACGACCCAAAAAACCAAAAGTCATACGCAACAGAGGAAATATTTGTTTCTAATAGCGTCGCCTATTACTTAAACGAAAATTCTGGCGAATTGGAACGGAATGATAGTGCTTTACTTTTTCGGTCGACAGGATTTGTCGACGGGGAAGGAAAAGCGGTTTTTGAGGGTGATGTCGTGCGTCAATATAATGTCAAAGACGATTTGGTTTTCGAGGGAACAGTTGATTTTGTTAGCGGGTGCTGGATAATTCGTGATAAAAAAGGAAATGAGCGAAAGCTATACGATTATGGCGTTAATACAAGATTAAGAAGCAAAGGTTACGAAAATGTATAAAACAATCAAAAAGAAAATTTCAAGTATCGAAATCAATCACATAGTGTATGCTATGAGTTTTGGAGAAGCTTGGAAATTAAAAGTCATGCGTAATAAAGATTACGTTAAATTTTATCAGACATTAGAAAAAATGCTTGATAGAGCTAAGATTGATGTAACAGTTGAAAACATGCGTTATTTCAACTGGAAAATTTGCAACAAATTAGGAAAAATGAGGTAAAGATGATGGGAGTATTAGGATTATTAGTTTCGAATGGCACGCGCAAAGCTAGCAAACGCACAGCAAGCGCGTTAGAAAGTCAAAACAGATTTTTAGAACAAAACGCAAAACGGCAAGAACAAATTGCATTGGCACAAATGGACAACACACAAAGAAAGCGTTTGGAGCTTTTTGAAGAGCTGGATAAAGCAGAAAATCGTGTAGTTTTCAGGAGCGCGATTGTGTTCTATTGGATGTTATTCGTACTAGCAGCATTTTTTACGTACGGCGTTCCACTAATATTTTTTAAGTGGACATGCAAAAAATGGCCTCGAGCAATCGTCGCGTGGATTAAGCGAAAAACCGCAGAAAAAGAAGAATTAATAAGTGATATTAAAAAAGAATTAGAAAAATTGGGGTAAGATTAGATGATTAATAATGTAGTACTGGTTGGCCGCACGACTAAAGAAATCGAATTGAAATATACAAGCAACAATTTAGCATACGCAAACTTTACGCTTGCGGTTAACCGTAATTTTAAAAATCAAAATGGTGAACGTGAAGCTGATTTCATTAATATCGTGATTTGGCGTCAGCAAGCTGAAAATTTAGCTAACTGGGCTAAAAAAGGGACTCTTTTAGGCATTACTGGTCGAATTCAGACCCGCAATTATGAAAACCAGCAAGGACAGCGTGTTTATGTTACAGAAGTTGTTGCGGATAATTTCCAATTTTTGGAAAAGAGAGAAGCACAGCAAAAAGCGCAAAAGCCTGTACAGCAAGAAACTTTTTCGGACGTTGATAATATTGATTTGCCTTTTTAGAAAAGGGATAAAAAATGCCAAAATACAGAAAAAATAACAATTCAGATAAAGTGCTGCTTCATATTGAAAAAGGACAAAAAAAAGAAAAAATCAAGGATAACAGGCCTTTCAGAATTGATTGCGAAAGCGGCCTAAGTGGAGTTTTCTTGATTGTCGAAAAAGGAAGTTTGTATATATATTCTGAAAACGAAAATAGATACAGGAAATTAGAGAGGCTTTTTTCTAGTTACTATTGGAGAGAAATTTTTAAACACGGCGTAAAATATTTATTGACGCCAAAACAAATAATCATTAATTTGGAACCGATGGCACAATCGCGACCCCGTTTCGCAAGATGTGGAAGCGGAGTTGTCGCTTACGAAAAAAAAGAAATGAAAATTTGGCGCGCTGAGTGTTCAAAGCTAATCAAAGAAGCTTTTGAAACAGAAAAGCTAATAGAAAGTTCGATAAAGATTGATGCAACTTTCTATGTAAAACCGCCAAAATATATTTCTTCCAAGAAGAAATATAGAAGAGAATTAGAAGCAGAAAAAATCTTTTGTGGTAAAAAACCAGACATCGACAATTATTTAAAAGCTTTACTTGACAGCATGACAGAAATTGTCTTTAAAGATGATGGTCAAGTAGTCGAATGTAAGGCCAGGAAACTGTACAGTTTGAAGCCAAGAATTGAATTTACGATTAAAGAGGTGTTAGAAAATGAATGACAAATTAACATTGAGTGAGTGTGTAGACGCTCTAGAAAGCGAAGTTTCTAAACGCAAGCGAGCGCTAGACAAACTGACTTCTGCGATTGGTTATGCGTTAGCAATCTTGTTTCTGCTAACGCTTATCAGTTGCTTTACAGGTTTAGGATTTGTTATTTTGCAAATACTGTGGCTAATCGCCAACAGGTAAGATTGCATTAATTACAATTAGTTTATAAGTTGCAAACGTTAAGTTTCATTTAACTTAGCGTTTTTTAATTTAATTAAACACAAAGAAAAAGATATAGTCTGGTTCTCGTTTGTGTTTGCATAGCAAACCAAACAACCAGACCGCGTCAACCGCGAACGGTTGCCGTCGGAGACAACGAGCACTATATTCAAAGACTTTTCATTATATTCGCACAATATTACAGTAATATTAAGTTTTGAATAAATTTCAATAAAAAGGTTAGAAATGACTTGACTTTTTGTTCACGCTTTGGTATTATTAATTTAGCAAGTAAATATCAAAGCCTAAAGGCTTTGTATTTACGGCTAAATTAATAATACTAAGCAATCGAAAAGAGGAGAAATCATGGCTAAACCATTGGTATACAAGGGATTGACGCTTATCACTACTGTTAGAAGCGTACAAGAAATGAACAAGTTTGAAGAACGCGTGCTTGAAATCCAACAGAAACTTGAGCGAGACCAAAGTCTGATTTTTGAGTCTATTAACAAAACACGAGAAGAACAACTTAAGTTTTTACGTGCAATTACATTAAAGCCTGAAGCAGTAGATGAGATTGACATCAGAGACTTACAAGAGGTTGTATCAGTAATTGAGCTTTTGCTGATGGGATTTGAAAAGAAGCAAGCGGAGCAAATGTATAAAGAGAGTTTGAAAGCGCAGGCAGAAGAAGAAAGCCCAAAAGCATAAGTGAACGCTTATTTGAAACTCGTAAGAAGATTAGAGATGTTAATAAAATTGGGCGTCAACTTCTCGAACAAGGCACTTCATCGGACGACTTTTGGGAGGCTGATTACTTCGGTCTCATGGAGCTTCTAGCAACAGAAGCAGATGATGAGTTTGATGAAGCTAATCCGGCAATTTTGGGTGGAGAATTTGACGAATTATAAGATTTATGTTACATTGTTAGAAGATTAGAGTCTTCTAATTTATATCTAAGGCTAGTTTGCCGATAACGCTAATTAAAAGTCTCCTATTTTAATTTTTACACAATACTACCTTATGTGATTTTCTTTACCTTTCTTTTCCATAGATGCGTTATCAAAAAGTGCAAATCTTTTTTTAGATTTTATTTTTTTAAAAAAATTTCGAGACCCCCGGTCTCTTTTAAAAAGCTGCGGAAC